TCAATTTGTTTTGGAAATACTTCAGCATTACCAAATCCTAACACAGCACTCAAAGAAATTAATTTATCCCGCATTAATTTTGCAGGCACAAAATCAGTTGTAAATAAAAATATATGTGCTCCACCACTTTTAGATCTACAAACAGACAGTGGCACACCCATTGGTAATTTATTTAAAAGTTTTTTATGATCAAGGTTGTATTTATCTACATCAATACAGCCCCATCTACACTCATTGTCCTCGTTAATTGGTATAATACCAAGACTAGGTTCTATACCGTTAAGATGATCCTCCCAGTGTTTATTAGTAACTGGTTCTCGTTTTACAAATGATTTACCTTTTATCTTGAGTCCATCGGCACCTTTCTTGTCCACATAGGTGCAACCATGTGCTCGCATCAAACCTGTAAATATCTTTCTAAAATCTTCCATAATATTTGTTGGGGCCGGATCCAGTCTCCCATCACCGGCCCTCTGTCTTCCCTAGGAAGTTTTTAGTACGGTGAATCGGATTTGGATTCTTGTTCTCCGTGTTTAGCTTGCACAGCACCTTTGGCTACATTTACACCAAAGTCTTTTGCTATGTTATAAACACCAGCATCAGAAACAGGACCAACCCTTGCAACATCCCAACCAAACCAAGTGCCCTTGTCGTTAGACTGTTGCACTGTTTT